AACCAAGTGACCAACAATGGAATCTCGATTGGACCAGAAAACATCGCGATCGCTATCAGACAAACCACTGCCAACATTAACACGAATACTTCGTTCATTATCTATTCCTTCACAAATAAGTGCGCCTAAACGTCCGGCATTACGACCTGTGCCTTCTTCCATACCAATCACAGTCAGGTCAACACTGATAACTGGCTTCCACTTCATCCAAAAACTGCTACGCTTAGATTCATAAGGTGCTTCAATGTTCTTGATCATAATGCCTTCAAATCCATCGGCCACAGCATCTTCGGCATAGCGACGCATTTGGTCATGCCCTTCGGCTGTGTCCAAATCAACTTCAATATGATCCATGACTTTCAGCACAGATTCAGCTTCAAGTACTGGACGCATCTTTTCCAACCATTTGGTGCGTTTCATTTGTTGAGCATTAAACCAACCACGTTCAAAGTCATCGAACGGTATAACATCAAAAATACAGTAAGTCATGTCTTTGGTTTCGACATCAGATTTACGCTGTGCTTGACGCATTAGAGCTTGAAAACTTTCACCTACAATTTCACCGTCTAACACAAACTTTTTACTGGCACCATAGCCAGTGTATAGTTTAGGCAAACAAGCACGAATGGCTTCGGCAATTTGAGGGAAGTTATCAAATGGTTTGCCGTTGCGACTGTACAATACGATTGCTTCATGATTAACCACTGCCAACACACGCACACCATCTAACTTGCGTTCGATATATTTGCGACCTACTAGTTTTTTAACATGGTTATCAGAGTCTGTGGCCAACTGGCAAGTGAATACAGGAATCTTCCACTCTGACTTGCCCAACACTTTGTTTAGTGTTTTTTCACTGATGCCACAACGTAGGTCTTTAATCAACACTCTGCGACATAGATTGTTCCATTCTTCTGAATCAAATAATTGAGCAGTTTGTTCAATAGTACGTCGGGCGGCATGTCCTGTTAGACTACGAGTACGCAGTGCTTCACACAAGGCCCAGAACTTGGGCCAAGGGTTAGGCATGTGTTCAAGTCCTGATGTTTCTGGAACTTGCTTTACACCAAACACATAATAGGGGTTGTAGGCTTGGTAGCAGTTGAACAAAAAGCATTGAGCATTTGCTGAGCCTAACTTTGAAGCCATCAAAGCTTTTTCAATTACTTTCTCTTTGTGTATCCTGCTGTCGCTTGATTCAAGGTCACGAATCCAATCTGCGGCCAACTTTAATCCTTCAAAATCCTTTAATCTCGGAACAACAATTTCCGATGGTGCGTCAACGTATGGTCCTGTTGTCATATTATTTACTACCAACTTGAATTATAAAATACACGCAGTCCTAGAAACAGTTCTGCGCGAGCTTGTCGGATAAATTCTAAATCTTGTTCACGATAATAATCGTCGGCGCCGTTGCCAAAGAAAAATCCCGATGTAGCTGGTAGTTCTCCGTTGACTACATCGTACTCTAAGCGTTCCAACATTGCCCAATCAATTTCAAGTTGGTCACCGTTGAAATCACCTGTATTTCCTAGACTTTCCCACTCTCGGTGGAACCATCCGTGTAGGTTTGGATGCTTACGCCAGTAGGCCAACTCTTTGGGCTTGTTTACTGTTTTGTTGACATAATCTTTACTGTCAGGATCATACTCACCATCAGCCCAGAACTCATCATACTGCTTTTCGTTGGCCGCGGCATAGGCATACATATCCAGTCCCATTACAAGCTCCTGATGTGATTGATAACTTCGGTGGCTTCTGGAAAGCCTTGTTTTTCTTTACGGCTGACCAATTCTTCAATCATTGCTTCCTGAATATCGTGCAAACCCGACACAAAGGTCATGATATCTTTTCGGTTCATGGTCATACGAATACTCTTGTAAAACTCTTTGGGATCAATTTTGCGATTTGGTTTCATGTCTGCTCCTTAGTCCCAACTTTTTTTGTCGCCGTGCAATTCATTCCACTCGTAACCAGCAAGATATTCATCAATCTCGGCTTGAGTAAGTTTGGTCACTGGATCACCTTGATAGCTACCTTGTGGGTACCAATGTGGTTGAGCATAACGTCCGTAGTAACTGTCTGCCGAACCACGATCAAACAAACTGCCATGACGCTCGCGGTCAAACTGTGGACCTTTTAATGCTTGAACTACTTGTTCTTTTTGTTCTAATGTTGGATACATATCTAGCTCCTAATTTCTAACTATATGTAATATTATAGCATTTTGGCTAATTCTGGTCAACCTAGATTAGTTCCGGCTAACCTGTTGATTTTGAAAGCGAAATTCACGCTTGAGCCAGTATTTGTAACGCTGGAAGTAGATTTGCATGGATAAATTAGGCTCTCCAAACTCATCACGTTCGGAGCAGTTTTGCATCCATAACTGTCGTAGCCAAGATCTAAATTCAGTGTCTTTAATCATAATATCACCTTTAGAATTACTGCCAAGTTAAAACTTGACCCAACAAGATTAACCCACCCCCAAAATTCTCTGCCTTCGTCAAAACATTGCTTGGCCCAGTAAAGGCCCAACAACATTACTAGAAAATTGAGTAAAATCACACCGCACCCAAATATGGTGAATAGATTTCTTCAGGTGCTGGAACAAAGTCAAAGGCATATTCACCTGTGTCGCCAATTGGGGTAACTTCTACATGTCCTAAACTACAGTTAAGTCCTGAACGATTTCGCAACATACGAGCCACTTGATTGGCCTGTTCTGAAGTAATTGGACTAACAAATAAACAACCGTTGAACCATTCTGTTTTAACAGGCTCATTGGTAAGTTCAACTTTGACCATTTGACTGATAACTGTTTCGAACATATTCACTCCTAATTTTTAACCATAGTAATATTATAGCAAAACGGGTATTTCTGGTCAACCAAAACAAACCCCTATTGCTAGGGGTTGTAAGTCATTGATTCTTAAGGACTTTTATTGTATTGGACCCATTGTATCTATGGGTATCACACGGTCTTTTCTGCTGACCACGTCGTCTACAATTTGGCTGTACTCTTCTGGATCTAACACTGTTTTGTAGATACGCATGCCCATAACCATTAACACAGCAGCCAGGGCCAAAGGATCATGATCCTCTAACAGTGTAGCAGTAACTCTGCCTACTACACTGTACACGTCGGTGATATTGTCTTCGTTCATTTCTTAAGATCCGTGTTAAACAAACTGTTCATTACTCCAGTCCAATAGTTTAACCAAAGTTTGGTCTGTTCTTCTTGGTACTGAGCCCAAGGACCCCATGGATTGGTTGGTTGTTGTTTTGTTTGATTGTTGTTTTGGTCTGACATAAGGTCCTTTCTATAATGTATAAAATAATTATAGCACTAGAAATTTAAGTTGTCAAATAATTTTTTGGCTAGTTGCCTGTGCCACCGTGTACTGGCTTGTACCTAAATTGGCTTGAGGTTCTGCTAGTTCATCGCTGACAATAATGTCTGTAGAGATACCAGCGGCTCCTAATCTATCTTGATTGCGGGCTTCTCGCATGGTACTAATAATTGCTTGTCCGCCAATTGAACTTGTATTGGCCAAACTTTGCATTACATAGGCTGCTCCACCTTCTGTGGTATCTCTACCATCCGACGGCAACCCAGTCACAAGACTAAAAGGCTGTTGTCCGGCAATTAAATCAGCAAACACTACTCCAGCCAGTGCAAGATTGGTATTTTCATTGACTAGTTGGGTGGACATATTATTAAAATTAGTAGTGGTTTGTGCTACATCCGTACTGTATGTTGACACTATGGTTGCCACTGCAGAAACCATGGCCGGAGTTAATCCTGAAGTGAATGCAGCCTGAATTGATGCTGATGCACTGGCTCCAGTGTATGATCCAGCTCCGGGCAATCCGCCAGGTATAGTAGTGGTCCACTCATCAGTTGGGGGTGCAAATGATGTTTGTGTGGTGTAAGCGCCTGAAATGGTTGTGGCCATTACTGTGTACACACCTGTGGTTGGATCAGTCAGTGTTGTAAATGCACCGGCTGCTGTCATAGAGTTTAAAACAGCAGTGGTGTTGGCTAATGCCTCATTGTGTACCCAGCCTGTGGGTGTTCCAATAAAATCTGTTAGCAAAAACAAACCATCTTCGCCAGTGCCAGTGGCAAATGTGCTAGTAAAGTATGCTATCACATTGGCCGGCAATGGTTCTGTTAGTGCATTGATTAAATTTAATCCTACGTTGGATTCCAATGTGGTTGTTGCTGTGGCTACCAGTGGCAATGTGCTATTAAAAATAGTTTTGATTTGTTCAAATGCTGCCTGCAAGGCTTTGTTTGACAATGCCTGGTCTGCTGGAATAATCTGTTTTAGTTGGTTGTATGTGGTCATAATGCATTGGTTTCCTGATTTTGCAAAGGATTACCTTCCAATGGTGCCAATACGTTCTCTGGCAAGGTTGTTGCTAGATTTGAATTTACTGATCCAGCAGTGTCCACATATATACCTCTGAGTCCACTGGCAGTGGGAGCTGTTAGTGTGATATAACTACGGGGAAATAATTTGTAAGGATTTAACAAATCCGCCATGGTGTTGATACTAGATGTGGTCACTCGCAACAATTTTAATATCTGTGTTAAATCGTTGCCAGTCACTGTGGTCATTGCTTGATAAATTAATTTTTGTTCGGTTGGTGTAAATGCAGTGGTTCCAATATTGTCAATAGCATCCTGACTTATTCCAGCGTCTAATAATGCTGTGGTTAATCCTGGAGTTGGATATCCTATAGTTGATATTTGTTCTAACAATGCTGCAGGACTACCCAAGCTATTCAAATTATTCAAATCAATTAACACACCCAACTGCGCCACATCAGCACCAAAGTCTGCAAAAGCCTGCGTTACATCACTGAAACCACCTGTGATAATATTGTCTTGACTTGTAAAGCCTGTGACTACATTTGGATCTGTGGCATTGATTGTGCTTTTGATAAATTGATTGGCTTGTTGTTGATATCCACCGGAAGCATTGAACACTTGTTCAAATTTGCCTAAATCTCCGCCACCAAGTATATTGCCAGACTGTGTAGTGATTTCACCAGTCATTGTTCCTGAGCCCAACGATCCTTGATAGGCCGTGGGAATGGCGTTGGTTAATGCTGGAAAAGTATTGGCCACAACGTTGACTGAAATATATCCACTGCTGGCAATGTTAGCAAATTGACTTACAATAGAAACACTGGTATAAGAACTAATATTGCTGGTTAAGTCAGCATTGGCTTGAATAGCAACGCCACCTACATTGCCTAGTATTCCAGCACCAGCAATAAGATTAACAGAGCTCAGTGTTCCAAGAATAGTCATTAACCAACCCTGACGTCTTTGCTGCCACCGGAACTTCTTCCATGACTACAGGTATCTTTGTCACCGCTGGTCAACAATGGTTTACCGTTGACTAATACGCCTCGACTTCCGCCGCGAGTGACAGCTGCACAGTGTTGCGGAGCTCTACGACCACATGGAGGATGTGGAGTAACTAGAGCGTTTGGTGTTGCAGCCGGGCGGCCGTTGATTAATACAGAGTTATCACCTGAGGTAATAAGTCCTCCGCCTTGATTTGGATCGCCTTTTCTCTGTGCTGCACCTGCCATTGTTTATCCCATTAAAATTTTACTGCTTACAGGTTTAATACCTGTAGTTGCTTCAATATAGCTGTCACGTACTTCGTCACGTGCAAGTGCAATCATTGAGCATTGACTTTTATTTAGTGAGTAATTTTTGTCAGGATTTGCTGTAAACAAACTCATGATCATTTGTATGCCTTGTGGGCCCGGTACCACTGTTAATGGTTTACTAACAATATAGTTACCATCAGCATCAATATCTACTACTTTGGTTACAACTTCGTCGCCATTGGCAATTTTAATTGTGTATACTAGTTCTTTTTCTACATTCATGATTTTTCCTTAGTTTTTTACTACTGCAAGTTGATAATTAATTATAAAAGGTGTTACATGTTTGGCAAACATATTGACAAAACTATCTACGGCCATTTTTGGGCGGTCTAGATGATCTGCTTCGTGATCCCATAGATAATCGTCGAACAACATGACTCCACCTTTGCGTAACAATCCATAGCACATGCAAGCATCTGTCAATGCAGAGTATGCACAATGATTGCCATCAACATAGATAAAATCAAACTGTCTTTTTTCATTGATTAGTTTGGCCAGCTCAGTGTAACTACGTCCTACCATGACTTCTACCGTCTGAGTAGGTTTGATAATTTCGGCCACATTGGCTCTAAACAATTTTTCTCTTTCACTTTGTTCTGGCAACAAGCCTAGGCTAAGAGCAGTATCGTCACTTTCAATAAAAGGATCGATACAGGTAATTGAACCCATATCGCTGAGCATATTTTCCAATTGCCAGCAAGTAGATCTACCTTGAAACACACCAATTTCTAATATTGAATTTACTGTGCCTAACCCTCTTTTGATGGCGGTAAAATTGTTAATTGCGTAACTGAACCAGTCGGTTGTAAAAGTTGTCATGTTATCCTTTTAAATGTTGTCTAAGTTCTGTGAACCCGCCAATTAGTTCCCCATCTAAAAAAATCTGCGGAACTGTTCTTGCGGTAGGAACTGCTTCTAATAAATCTTCTTTGGTATATCCATCACCAATTTTCTTTTCTTCAAACTCAATGCCTTTTTGTGTTAGCAATGCTTTTGCCTGATCACAATAAGGACAGTGATACTTTGACCATACTACTGCTTTCATAATTTCTCCTATTTTATTATTATAGACTAGGTAATGCGTTGTAGTCAAGTGTGTCTGACATAACACCGATTACATAGTTAGTTGATTCGTTTTCTTGTAAAGCTGTTTGTTTATTGCTTGTGTTCACATGTTTGTTAAACCAAGGAATAGGTGTGGTCTTTGGTGCCGGAGTTTGGTACTTGATACCAATTTCCTTTAAAGCACCCG